GGCATCATCGATCGGGATTATTTTAGTATACACATTTGCCGGCCGCAGTTCCAAACAAGCAGTTTTAACTTTTTCGCAATATTGTTGGTCGATAAATACAACTAGCGGTATATTCATTTGGATCAAATTATAGAAAAAACTAAGATATTCTTCTTCCGACCGTTTATAATGTTCCCAATTTTTCCGACCAATGTCGTAGAATGCGGTGACAAAACAATAATCGTGTTCCATTTTATTTTTTATTAATTGTATTTGATTAAATATTTGATATTTGTACATTTTAATCAAACTTTCTTATATTGTTTTTGTAGGTCTATTATTCGGTCTTAAAATTCGACGGAAGTTCCGTAATTACCGTCGAATAAAACGACTCAATCTCTTTGAGTTGCTTTGTGTCCCTCGGTGTAATGAAACTGATTCCCATCCCCTTTCGTCCCCAGCGTCCAGATCGTCCAATTCGGTGCAAATACGTGTGCACGCTTCTCGGAAGATCAAAATTGATTACGATACTTACTTGCTGAATGTCGATTCCACGTGCAGTGACATCGGATGAAATTAGAACGCGGTACTTGCCGCATTTGAAATTGGCGTACGCGTCGTCTCGGGCACCTTTATCCATTCCGCTATGAATACAGCACGCCGGGTACCCTTTGAGAACCATGGCTTCCGTCAAATCGGAAACACGCTTCACGCTGTTGCAATAAATAATCGACTGAGACATCGAGACGGTTTTATACAAGTCTTGCAGCGTTGCGAATTTCGTCTCGTCGTCTTCTAGTCCAATATAGTGCTGGCATATACCTTCCAGGGTAAGTTGCTCGGCCTGAACCAATATCTTCACTGGATTTCTCATGAATTTCTCGGTAAGCTTGTGCAGTTCGACCGGCATCGTTGCACTGAACAAACAAACTTGGATATCATTATGCAAGTACTGGAAAATATTGTAAATTTGGTCTTTGAATCCAACCGATAACATTTCATCGGCTTCATCCAGTACCAGCATTTTGATTTGTTTCGCATTAATGTATTTCCTGCGTATCATATCATAAACTCGGCCCGGGCATCCGACTACAATCTGCGGCATTTCCGTCTTTAACATCTTCGCGTCTTCATCCGTTGACGTCCCGCCGATCAACAACTGGACTTTTAAGCCGGGCATTTGGCTACCGAGTCCAGTCACGACTTCCATGATTTGTTTCGCCAGTTCTCGTGTAGGCGCCAGAATCAATGCTTGCACATCCTTCTGGATGGTCGAGTCGATTCGTTGAAGCGTTGCAACTCCAAACGCTCCCGTCTTTCCAGTTCCAGATTGAGCTTGGGCAATAACATCATTTCCTCTTAGAATCGAGAGAATTGATTTTTGCTGAATATAGCTCGGCTTTTCAAAATTGTACGCGTAAATACCGCGAAGCAATTGAGGATTCAACTCCTCAACATCTTCCCATACTGAAAATTCACTTGGTCCTGTTGAACTTGGCGAACTTTCCGGTTGCGCGTTTTCTCCGTGGTTGTGGTTACTGTTATCTTGTTCCATTGTAACCGGCATTACTGATCACTTAATTAAATTATGTATCTACGATTCTCGTTTAATACTTTACTAACTTAAAGTTAAATGTTTAAATAGTTTACCTCATTTTAAACATTTTTAATATATAAATTATTACTTCTTGTTTGTTTTTACAATATATGAAAGGCCTTGTAAAAAGGAGTCGGCCATATCATCTTTTTTTTTATGCGATTCGAACCGGTGCAACCAACACGAACATAATTTTGCATTTGAATGCGTACATTCCTTACTTTGTATTGTAAATGGACTTGAACCTGAACCTGAACCTGAACTTACAGAACCTGCCAATATTTTACGAACACATGCAACCCCTGCTTTTTTCCGGTCATCATATGTTTGAATATCGTCTACTTCGTCTGCATCATCATCGCCAGGATTCTTCTCGGAAGTGTCGTGGAATATAAAATGATAAGGCGCGACTTTCAGTTTCTGAACGGATGAAAAATAAATAATGTGTTCTTTATCCACCCCGCGCATCAAAAAGTATTGCGTGATCATTCCCTGCACGGTCTTCATCCGATTCGCAATCGGACTAATCTGGTTTTCAATTACAACCGCGTCGATTTGATCATTAGAACCATTATAAAACAATTCATCAAACTGTTTCATGAGACTGTATCCGACAAAAACGAGAGATACAGTACTTGCTTGCTGCAATGGATTCTTATTCTTTTTTTGGATTTGTTTTTGTTCTTCTTTTTGGTCGGGGAACTGTAATATAGAAATGCAATTAGCGTGACTACTTATCGGATACACATATTCGGTTCGTAGCGCGGTTAATGCTTTCAGTTTTAATTCTTGTTTATTGTTTGATTTTACATTTCCTTCATTAGCATTTTCATTTGTATTTTCATAATTAAAACTGTATTCTTTACAAAATTCTCTCAAATTCTCAGCTGTGAATGTTTTAAGAACCTTTGAAATATAGGATGGTGGCTTGGTATCAAATACCCGACGCGAAGGTTCAAGCACTGTTTTATAATGGCGTTTGCATGCGTACACTGCATTATTATCTTGAGTATAGACGTAGTACGGTTTTAGTTTACACCCAGTCTTGCATGTACAGGCTGTTGTTGTTGCTGTTGTTACTTCTACACTTGTACATGTATCTGTATGTGTATCATTCAAATTGAGCGTATTCCATTTCAAGATTCCAATTTCTCGTGTTTGTCCGGTCTGTCCATTTTGCCCGGTTTGATGATGAAGTCGCAATAAACAAAACGAGAGATTTTTTATACCAACATCAATACTTAGAATGTTTGGCATGAATTTTAGATATTTATTATAGTACTATAAAATCTTTAAATTCATTTTGCATTTTCTACAAGGAGGTCATCGGGCCTGCTGGTCCAAGATCATTAGAAGAATACTTAGGACGTGATGCGTTGAGGTTCGCGAGTTTCGCTTTTTCTTCCGGGGTCTGATTACTAAATATGCGTTGAGTTTCTTCAAGAATCAATCCGCGTACTACATCTATAAACTCGGAAGCGCGCGAATAATCGTCGATGTTTTCATCCGTTAGCGGTACTGCATATTCGACTTTGGTAAACATTTCTTTCAGTCTGTTTCCATTTTTACCGATAGCTTTGGGGTCAAAGTATTTGCCTAATCTTCTTTTTTTTGTTTGTGTATCTGTTGCATCTAGTACATGTTGTTTATAATAATTGTTATACACATCATAAGCGATATCTGCAGTATTGTTATCTCTGATAAAATCACGTATAGTTCTATATATCACCTGTGGGTGTTGCTGTTGCTGTTGCTGTTGCTGTTGCTGTTGCTGTTGCTGTTGCTGTTGCTGTTGCTGTTGCTGTTGCTGTTGCTGTTGCTGTTGCTGTTGCTGTTGCTGTTGCTGTGCAAATCTTTGATGAAACTCTGGCTGTTGCTGTTGCTGCTGCTGCTGCTGCTGCTGCTGACTTTTCAGTAGAGCCTGATATATTCCAAGTCTTTGTGCATTGTCTTCTCTTTGTTTTTGTAAGGCATTTATAGAACTGGATAATTTCTTATAGTCCTCTTCATTTCCAACTTCTAAAGAACCTGAACTTTTTTGGACCTTATCAAGCATTTCCCTCGCTCTCTTAAAAACCCCTCCAGGTTCAAAGTAATTAGATTTATCACCCTGTAAACCATACCAGTCTGTATATTCCTTATATGCTTCATCAAGTGATTTATCTTGTACAAACCTCAATATTGTGTTATAGACATCACTATCCAGTTGTTTTTTCTCTCCTCCGACTCCAAAATATTTATATTTATATTTTGACCCATTTTTCCTTAATTTCGTCTTGTTGGTGTAATTGTTTCTAGCCTTTCGTTTAGAAGATTTAACTCTACTTTTTCGATGACGAATTCGTTTTTTCAGTTTCATCTTTCGAGTTTTGGGTACCTTGGACATGATTAGTTAATTTTACTTGATTTTAGTTTTACTTATATATCTCAAGACAATAATATTATAAAACCAATATAAATAGAACAATTCATTTCATTCAATAGTAATAGTAATAGTATAGTAGATCAAATCGACCCAAATAAAATGACAGAGGGATCTGGTTTGGAACAAGACATGTTGGTCATCAAACGCGATGAGACATTACAAGCGGTATCATTTGACAAAATATTGAACCGTATCAAAAATATTGGAATTCTAGATGAAAAAAAGGCAAAACTTACCAATGTAAATTATACCGTTCTCGGAATGAAAGTAATTGATCAATTACACGACCGCATTCGCACTACAAAGATCGACGAACTTACCGCCGAACAGTGCGCTGCAATGGCAACTACGCATCCCGACTACCTTACCCTCGCCGGTCGCATCATCGTATCCAACCATCACAAGCTAACAACTTCCAATTTTAAACAAGTTATTTCTCTCCTTTACAATTACAAGGATTCCAACGGATCGCCTACCCATTTGATTTCTAATGATGTGTATACATTCGTCATGGACCACGGCGACGCGATAAATCAAATGATCCGCTACGACCGCGATTATGAAATCGATTATTTTGGATTTAAAACACTCGAACGGTCTTACCTTATGAAGGGCTCAAGTGGAACCATCCTCGAACGGCCTCAACATATGTGGATGCGTGTATCTCTGGGAATACACGTTCCAATATACACTGCTGACCACGGAACTACGATCACCGCCCACGAATGCTTAAACCGTGTCCAGGAAACGTACTACATGATGTCAATGAAATATTTTACTCACGCTACTCCCACCTTGTTCAATGCCGGGACTCCGCGATCCCAACTGAGTTCATGTTACTTGATAGCAATGGAGCAAGACAGTATTGAAGGGATTTTCGATACATTGAAGGAGTGCGCGATCATATCTAAATATGCCGGAGGAATTGGTCTACACGTTCATAACATCCGATCCACGGGAAGTTTCATCCGCGGAACTGCGGGCGTATCCAACGGGCTAATACCCATGCTTCGCGTCTTTAATAATACCGCAAGATACATTGACCAGGGTGGGAAACGAAACGGTAGTTTTGCAATCTACCTTGAACCATGGCATCCCGACATTGAAGGGTTTTTAGATATGAAAAAAAACCACGGCGATGAAGAGAGTAAAGCGCGCGACCTGTTTTATGCGTTATGGGTTCCTGACCTTTTCATGCAGCGTGTTATGGCCAACGAATCGTGGTGCCTGTTTTGTCCAGACGAATGTCCGGGTTTATACGAATCCTACGGAGACGCGTTTACGCAGCTATACACGCATTACGAATCCATGGGCAAAGAGAAAAAGCGCATGCAAGCGCGAGATATTTGGTTGAAAGTCTTGGACAGTCAGATGGAGACGGGGACGCCGTATTTATTATACAAAGACTCCGCCAATTCAAAATCGAACCAGAAGAATTTGGGCACGATACGCAGCAGTAACTTGTGCGCTGAAATTATCGAGTATTCTGACAAGGATGAAACAGCCGTATGTAATCTGGCAAGTATCGCCTTGAACCGGTTTGTAAAGGTATCTGATACCGATACTGTTCCAACATTTGATTACGAGTATCTTGCCAATGTCGTTTCAACCGTTACGCGAAACTTGAACCACGTTATCGATATTAATTTTTATCCCACTCCGAAAACCAAAGCGAGTAACTTGAAACATCGCCCGATCGGAATCGGCGTGCAAGGTCTCGCGGATGTATTTTTAATGATGGATGTCGCTTTTTATAGCGAGAAAGCAATTGAAATAAACAGACTCATCTTTGAAACAATATACTACTCGGCCCTTAAAACGTCCATGCAACTTGCCAAGGATTTGTACGAAGATATGGTTTATAAACAAGGAGCCATGAACATGGTCGATATTTCTCAAACTTCGGGAGCGTATGCCAGTTTTGACGGATCGCCTGCATCCAATGGGATCTTACAGTTTGATATGTGGGGAGTTACCCCTACCCCGGGAAGGTATGACTGGGACCAGCTGAAGGCCGATATATGCAAATACGGAGCCAGAAATTCGCTGC